AGCCAGGGTTAGGAAAACGAAGCACTTTCGACGATCCACTCCGAAAAACTCTTAATCTATCAGGGAAACGTGGTACAAGCCAGGAAGGGACTTGACTTTCGTGTCAAGACGATGTTTTTTCTAAGTGCAGATCGACTGTGATGCTGCTGCTTGCCTCGTGCCTTGGCTTCGACGCTTGGAAAACGGGCACCAGCCCCTCTGCCGAAGCTCGGCTTGCTCCCCCGAAGAGAACCTTGCTGTCGCATAGATCTACTCTTCGACGCGACTCCCGTTTTTAGGCAATCCAGTTGGGTTGTTTGACTCGCAGAGCCAGCGACTACGTCAGCAGCAGCCATGCCCCGAGGTTGAAGCTGACGTTACCGATGGCCGCGATTCGCTCTAGCTCTGTGAGAGAGATTCAACGGTTTTTGGGGATCAGATCAATGATCCACGCTTGCAACGCCCTCAGTTGCTCGGCGTTTTCGTGGCAGGTCTGGTAGTTGGCGGCGACGGTTCCGGCGACGGCAGAGAGCGCAAGGCCCGCGGCGGCCGCATCAGCATCTCGGGCGGGCTCGGGCAGTTCACCGGCGGCGGCAGCGTCGTGCAGGCGCACAAAACCACGGTTGATAGTGCAAGCAGCATCGGCCTGTACGGGCACATAGACGGGAACCTCCTTGATGATGGTGTCGCCCTTCTCGCGGACGACGCGGATGCGGTCGACGTACTGGGTGACAACCTTAACGGTGGCCTGCGCCTGCCGCTCACGGACGGCGGCGGCCTGCAGGGTCTGCTTCTGGACGGCGGCGTCCCACTGGGCTTGAACGTGGCCCGCGCCCTTGATCCAGCCGAAGCCGACTAGCGCAACGCCGAGCGCCGCCAGGGCCAGCAGCCGGTACGGCCACGGAATCACGCTCACGAAGCCTCCCCGATGCACTGCTGGTATTCGGCTTCTCGCCGTGTAGCCAGCCCACCGCACAGCCGCGCGTTGGTGGGCAGCGCGCAGTCTTTTCCCTGGAAGAAGCGCCAGCGCAGGAGCTCGGCACAGGCTCCCGCGTAGTCCTCAGCGTTCAGTTTCCTGACCAGCGTGGACTGGCAGAACGCGCGGCTGCCGACATTGTAGGAAAAGCTCACCAGCGCGTCGTACTCGTGCTGGGCCAGCGGCACAGTGACGCATTGCTTGAGCGCGCCCTCGAACTGCTGCACATCGGTGAGCGCCCGAGCCAGCGCCTTCGGCGGTGTGGTGGTGTCGCCCAGCTTCACCCCGGTGGTGGTACCGAAGCCGATGGTCGGCACATCGCCCTTGACGGGGATGACTGCGCGGTCGGTGTAGCCCTCGTGCAACACGATGCCGACCAGGGCGGCGGCGGACAGCGTCAGCCCGGCCACCGTCCTGCGCATCACGGGTGATGTTGGCCGGGTCATCGGTGCATCTCCGGCTGCGCCACGATGCGAGCCACGGTTGCACCAATGCTGGCAGCGAAGGCCAGCAGCACGAACGCGCCCCTTGGCATCACGTCCAGCAGCACGTCACCAAACAGCGGCACCACCACTTCCGCCGCCGTGAAGGCAGCGGCCAGCAGCGAGAAACGGATGCTCCAGGCCCGTCGCAACACGCGCCGCCAGTCGTCCAGAAGGCAGATCTTCGGCTTGGCTGTCATTGGACGCCTCCCATCAGCTTCAACTTGATGGCGGCCCCCACCAGCAGCGCGGCCAGGATGCCGGTGGTGATGACCTTCACGGCGGTCTGCCACGCGGTACGGCGGGCATCGCGCCACGCTTCCAGCAGGTCGCGCAGCTCACGAATGTCACGTGCGGCGTGACCGTTTTCCAGGCCGAGGTGGGCGAGGCAGCGCTCGGCACCGCGTTCAGCGGCGCGGGTGAGCAGGTCATCCAGATCATCGGGGCGCAGGATGATGGACTGCGTCGAACCAATTTCTTGTGCGTTCTCCATGGCTGGATCTCCAAAATGCAAAATGCCCGCACTGGATGTCTCCAGGCGGGCGTCAATAAGGGTCTGTGCTTCAGGCGAAATGGTCGGTCTTCGCCAGCGGCTTGATGAAGCTGGGCAGGTGGTTGGGATTGATGCCAGCCGGAATCATGGCGGGATCGACGATATCCTCCACCTGCTCGCCATCACGCAAGGCGTGAATACACGCGGCCACCGTGCCCTCCTCCAGCGCGGTGAGGGTGTGGACCTTGTTGCGGGCAATGAAGATGATGTGAGGCGCCGTGAACTCCGACACAGCACCCTCCACATCGACTCGCAGTCGCCCCTTGACCAGCAAGGTGGGGTGATCGAAGGTGTGCTTGTGACCCTCGTTGACGTCACCTGCCCTCTCGAACGTCATCAGCTTGATCCAGAGGTTGCTGATCAAGCTCAGTTGGGATTTAGGGCTGGCCATTGCTACCTCCTGACTCTGGCTGTTCTGTGATGGGAATGGATGGGTAGGTGATGACCGGATCAAGGCGGCCGGCAACGGCCTTGAAGCTGATCATCTCCATGGTCACGTCGTCCGGAATATCCGCGTTCGGAAAGCTGGTTTCGTCCTCGATCGCCGGACAATTCGCCAGGGGGACGAGCCGGACATCCCCTTTTTGAAAGTTGAAATAAAGGCGCTGCATCGTTCCTCCTCAAACGAACTGGATGTAGGTAGCAGTGAAAGAGTTCACGTAGATCGAGTCGCCACTGGAGCCACTCAGGATCGAGCCATACAGGTCAAACGTGACCGTGCTGTTGGGCGGCACCGTGAACGTGCCGAAGTTGTAGGTCTGCACGCCTCGGGCCGAATACGTGCCATAGGTGCCGACGATGGAGCCGTTTTGGCGAATCTGAAACCCGTAGGTGTCTTGGTGGTGCTGTAGTTCCAGATCGTGTGCCGACAGTTGCCTACGTTGACCTGCACAGTGCTTTTGCCCTGCGACGCCATGTAGAACATGTTCGTGTAGTAGGTGCCGCGAGACCACTGCGTGCTCGAATAACTCGACCAGATCATGTAGCTCGGTGAGCCAATGGAACGGCTGGCTCCTGCTGCCAGCGAACTGAACGTCTGAAACAGGCTGAAACTCTGTTTGACGTATTCGTCTGTGGCAAAGGATGTGGTGAGAACCCTCCCGGATGTTCTCCAGGCTGTTCCGGTGCAATACAGGTCATAGGCCTCGCCCGGCGCGAGTGTCACGGTGGCAACCCCGTCAATCAACTCGGCTCCGCTGGGATCCAATGTCACCACCCCGGTGCCTGAATTGCGCACAGCGATGGTGAAACCAGCACCCAGCGTCGCAGCGGCGGTCAAGTTCAGCGTGAAAGTCCCGCTGCAGTCGATCATCCGGCCACGGTCGCCTGAAACCACGGTGTAGGTCGCCGTTTTGCTGACGTAACCGGAACCGAGTGAGCCCAGCGTGATCAGTGCTGTCGCCGCGCTTCCGTCTGTCCCGAGCAGCCCCGCCAGATAAGAGCGCAAATCGCTGAGTGCGGTCTTGAATTGACCCTCAGTGACCGTAGAGCCCGTGAAATTAGAAATCGGTGGCAATGCAGGCATGCATCTCTCCCGTTCACTGAGACCACATCAAGGTGTTTTCACCTTGAGATGCGGTCGACGCAGAAACCGTCACGACCGATTCGGTCCCGCTCACGTTTTTCTTGAAGTAAAGCTTGCCGTCCGTGGTGTTCAGGGCCAGTTCGCCCAACTGAAGCTGCGTCGTGGTCGGGACCTTGCCCGCCACAGACGATTGTTTGACCTTGATGACTTGAGCCATAAACAGGCCTCCTTTTCTCTAAGCAGAGGGGTTGAAGAAAACTCAGAACGTTCCGCCATCGATGGCAGCACTTGTGGACAAGGCATCAGAGATGCCGTAGCCAGCCAGCGTCGTGGGCTTGCCCGTCACGCTGCTCCAGGCGGGGGTGTTGGTGGTGGTGCCTGCTGAAGTAAGCCGTCCCTTGGCATCCACCGTGAAGGTGGGGATCAGGGCCCCAGAGCCGTAACTGGAGGCGGCGACACCAGTACTGGCCAAAGTGGCTGCGCCCGTGACGTTGGCCGAGCCATCAAAAGCAGCGGATGTCCAACTCACATCGCCCGTCATGGCGATGGTTCGAGCAGTCAGTAGCTTCGTGGCAGTCCCCGCATTGCCCGTGATGGTGGTGATGGTCACAGCGCCCGTTGCGCCGTTGACGCTGGAGACTGAATCGGTGTTGTCGATCTTGTCCCAGGCGCTGCCGTTGCTCACGATCCAGTCACCGATTTGCCAGTCGGTGATGCCACTGACGTTGGTGCTACCAGCCGTGGCCACCTTGTAGTAGAAGCCCTTGTTGCTGCTAGACGCCGTCGGGATGGTGGGTGTGTTGGTGCTGGCGTTCCAGGTGCCCTGGTAGTTCAAGCCTCCAATAGCCACATCGGGCAATTGCGCCGTGGGCACCTTCCCATCCGCTCCCAGGCCCGCCACACCGTTGGCAGCACCAATGGCCGTCGATGGAATGGCCCCAATAGCTGCTGG